GTGTTTCTCAGTCTTTTGAATTCGAAATTTAAACTGGTACTCAGAAATCTCACCTCGCATGAACCGCTTCCTATTATCCAAATTAACATCAGCCTCGCCTCTATCATGCATGTAAGCTTGTACATCATGACCCAACCGAAGAAAGTCTTGGACAAAAATGACATCACCAATAGACCTATACAACTGATGAAAAGCTGGAAAATGGTCACCTCCACACGGGACGTCACCGGGGTTTCTCTGAAGAGTCCCATTTCTACGATGATACTCATAGTAATGGGGGTTGTGGATGTTTCCAGTCTCAATCTGCATGGTATTCCAGTCAAATGTGCAGTGACATGCTGTACACCACATTTGGGAACACCCAGATGCTTTGAAGATGAGCTCCCCGCACTTGGGACACGGCTTGGTATCCTTGGCGAGAAGCTTGACTGTCTCCACATTACCCGGATCGCACACGTGCCCATCTAACTTTTCCTCATTACACTCTTTACAGATGTGCTTTGAGCAAAGCCCACACTTCCACTGAGTGGAAAGAAACCCCTGACACCCATCACTCGGACACTTTCTAACAAACTGCTTCCGAACAACCGGTTTCGTTCTAGCCCCGTGTTGTATAAGACTCAATGTGTTAATAACATTGTTATACTCTGCTAAAACCGGATTACCACGCCAAGGCTTTTGACCGTGCTCGAGTACATACTTAGCAACAATAGCCTTTCTAATCTTACCAAGTTCCCTCCATCTATTTTCACGAACAATGATAGGTTGAGTCTGCGGAAACAGACTCTTCTCACGTTCGAAAAGAAGATTCTCCCGATGCCACTTGTGCTTACCATTCACAAATGACTTACCCATAACATCCAAGAGTACCTCACGATTCCAGAGCTTACTACAGTTCATGCAGTGTGAATCGCGTGAGAGCCCCAGTAAAAAGGTACTCACGCATCCGGAACACGCAGTGAAACTGCAATAAGGGCAGTGTGTACACTTGGTTGTTTCACAGCACACAGAACAGTCCTCCATAGCACTTGGTCTTTTATTAGTAGTTCGTTTTCAACTTGATTAAAATTGAGACACGTTTTTTTTATATACATTTTTTAAAAATGTTCAGACCTCTATCATCAGAACAATTGTAAAAGATGTGTCCGTTTTTGACGGTACTCGTGCATTACATCTCTTGTTATTAACGACACCTTTGTGATTTGAAACAAACATATTCTTCTCATGTGGAAAAATATCATCTTCAACCCAACACGTATTTTCATAAGTAACATTGAAAAACATAATGTTATTCATGTACCAATCAAATCCAACTCCAAGTTCCATTGCTTTTTGGTAATTCTTTTGAAGTTGTTCAATCTCAGACAACATGAAATCGCTATAGTACTTGTTTTCAAATATTTGAACCCTGGGTCTTGATTCGGATACAATATCTGGAGTAGATTCACCGGTATCTGAATCAGTTTCCCACTCACTGTCATCTTCTTCAGAACTTGAATACTCTGTCGTTGTTTCCCAATCTGAATCCTCCTCTTCAAAGATTCCATCAAATTCTTCATTAAACGCCTCTTGATTCATTTTTTCAATTCGTTCGTTTTCCCATATTCTTTCCAGCTTGTACATACCTTTGAAATAAAGCTTGTGACGACACATGGGACATGAAGGGTCTTCACTCTTCTGGTACCACGATTTTACACATGATTTGCAGAATGAATGATTGCACACAAGTTTGCAGGTGGCTTGATCGCAGTAGCAGACGGGGCACTCCATTTGTCAGGTGATTGTTTACTATTAGTTTCTTTTTGACATGAGTAATTTTCACACATCTTTTTACACGTATATAAATTTGTGCACCTTTTCTGGACTACTATCAACTTTCTTCATAATTGGATAACATGAAAATGCATCACGTTTCATTTTTTCTAAAATATTACCAAACTCACTGTTTTCAGCCATGCGTTGAACAGATTTAAAATCATCATCCGATACAATAGATGCGTCATGTAAAAACATGTTACAGAGTCTTGCTTCGCGTTGTTCTAAAAAACTTAAATTGTAAATAACGGTTTCAGGTCTATAAACTAAGCCTTTTTGTATACCCCAAAAATTTGCTCTATGTACAATAAATTGAGATTGTTTTGTTCGGCAAGTGGGACAAGATGGGTCTTCTATGAGCCACGTATAAATACACTCTTCACAAAATGTGTGTCCACAATCAAGTTTTGTGAAACACTTGGGTTCGTCAAAACATATTGTACATATCATTAATTATTTAAAATTATTTTTTTTTTATTTACAAAAATAAGATAAAAAATAAAAACATATAAAACATATGTAAAAATGGAGACTTGTCCAATTTGTCTCGAAAATTGTAATCGTAAATTTTTAATCACACCATGTTGTAAAAAACATTTTCATACATCATGTCATTCAAAATGTATGAAAACTAATTTGTCATGTCCACTTTGTAGACACGTAGTTATACAAATGGAACCAGAACCAGAATCGGTTCTAATTAAACTTGGATGTTGTTGCTCAAAGATGTCATGTTATATTTGTATAGGTTGTGTAATAATATTTGGAATAATGGGTGTAGTTGTGTACTGTATTGCAACTAAAAAGAATTTCCCAGTTGTAAAAAAATATACAAATGGTACTGATAATCAGCTATTAAAATATTTGTTATAATAAAATGATTAATAAAAATGATATTTTGAAAATTGTAGCAGCAATAGGTACTTTTTTAACTTTTATATTTGGGTTTATAGGTGGCATAGAACCTTCTATTATACTAATTATATTAACAGTATCAGTATTAGCTAGTATATTCTTCTTTTATGAAAACCCTAAAGGTGAGAATTGTACACCTAAAAATGCTGATCCTACCGTCATAACTTGGGTAACAAATAATATTGGTGAATGTGTGCCATCGAAATGCATATCAGATTATTATGTTATAAAAAACAAATGTAAAAAACCAACGGATATTCCAGACGGATGGAAACTTGTTTCTTCTAATGGTTTTACATCTAATATTTTGACAACATCAAGTACACTAACTTCAAACGCCAGTTGTGGGTACATGTGTAATTACACTGAAGGTTGTAATATTGCATCATTCTCAACTATAAAGGGTTGTACCCTTTATACACACGATGACAGTGCAGATAAGTCAGTCGATGATAAAACACCATCAACATTAATAATAAGACCAACCAAAAAAACTAGTTAGTATATATAAATGGATAGTGATGTAACATTTGTTGATATTGTTGTTTTAATTGTACTCATAGTATTAATTTTTCTCATGGTATGGGTCATAAAAATAATAAATGGAATACAAGATTCCAAGATTAATAGTATATGTAAAAATCCACCTAGTGTAACAATCAAACAAGGTTCTATATTTAATAAAAAAATTCCACTTGTAGGAACTATTGTAATACCACCAAACGACTTGAAAATTAAATTTAATTTAAATTGTTAATATAAGATGCACTTGGTCAAACTCTTGACTTTGATACTTTTGATAGTATTAATATTTATGGTTGCTCTTACCGTGAAAAAACTCAAGGATACTGATGCAGTAAAAATTGACAACTTGTGTAAAAAAGGTATAACAATACCCATAAAAGCGGGAAGTGTTATCGATTCTAACATTATAAAATTACCACAAACAGACGAAAATTTCACTATTAATCTTAATTGTTAAAAAATCTTTGTTTTCTATATTCCACAGTAGATGGATTATTCATGTTTTCCTTGTAAGTACTCCATCGTAAATTATCAACGTGATTATTTAGTTCATTTCTATCGATATGGTCAACAACTGGTAAATTATCAGGGTTTTCAAGAAATGCCATGGCAACCATTCTATGAACAAGTCTATTTTTTATAGTTCTATCTTGTTTTAGAGATAAAAATTTATAACCATTCACCATACAAGGATTTAAAATATTATTATTTTTTTTATTTTTTACTTCACCTGTATTTGAAACTAGATATTTATCACATTCAGGATATTCTTTCCATATTAAATTATCTTCATTAATAATACGTCTCTGAGAGTCTTCATACTCAAATATATATTGATTATGTTCTCTTCGTTTTTTTCTGCAATATTGAGATATATTAGAACTTGATATATTTAAATATTCTGAACATTTTTTTATAGAATCATATATTTTTACTTCACTTGTTTGCTTGTTAGTTACTTTAACTTTAGTTGTATATCTCTTCATTAGTTTATTTTCACTTGCATGTCTCATATTATCCAACTTTGATACCCATTCTAAATTAGATGCTATATTATTATAAAAATTACCATCTATATGATTAACTTCAGGTAAGTTTTGTGGATTTTCTATAAAATGTTCTGCAACTATGCGATGTAAATAATATTGATATAATTTACCATTAACTGATAAACCAGGTCGAGCTCGTGTATTATTTTTTTTTAAACGTTCATAATTTATTAATAAAGGTCTATTTGTTTTACTTTTAATATTTCCTAAATTTGATACTTTATATGTTGGTGCATATCTAATTGTCTTCCATACTTCCATTTTATTATAATAAGTAAGTATCTTTTAATTACATTTCTTGATATCTATTAAACAGGGTTAAAGAAAATAATCTCAGTCTAAATAGAGGAAGTTCCTCTGTCTCCTCTTGGCTCAGTTGGTAGAGCAGCGGATTGTAGCTCCGACGGTCATCTGTTCGAATCAGGTAGAGGAGAGTGTAGCGGTGTGACGCAGTGGAAGCGTGTGGGGCTCATAACCCCAAAGTCACATGATCGAAACATGTCACCGCTAGGAATGCTCCCATAACTCAGTTGGTTAGAGTGTGCGGCTGTTAAACTCAGTAACGTCACCGCAAAGTCATAGGTTCGAATCCTATTGGGAGCGGAAAGTGTGCATTTATAGCTCAGTGGTAGAGTGCGGCACTTGTAATGCCGAGGTCACAGGTTCAATCCCTGTTTGATGCAATATTTCATTTATAAATAATTCTAGTTGTTTATAAATGGTAAATTGTGTTCTTATTTCAGAAGAAGAGGGTCACTATACAGACATTGAAGTGAATATACGTAGTGACGACTTGTACCGTATACTTAAAGGAACTGCTACATTTATTGGGCAACTTCATGATAGTGATGTCGTCATCATGAAATGTGACGAATCTTTATTCGATTTGATGGAGAATCGCAATCGTCTCCCCGACCCATTTCATGAAGAAGTTGTAAAAGGACCTATTTTATTAATACGAATGGACTCTGATGCAAATCCACAAGATTTTACAGTGTCAGAATATCTAACTTTTCTGAACGGGAACCCAAGCTTCACAATCTAAAACATTCATGGCGTACTTCATGGCTAATACAAATTGAATATTGATCCACTCTAACATTTCCTTTTTAGTAATCGTAATACCAAAGGGATTAGTCACGAGTACCTTGTCAACAGACTTTTCATTTTGTGTGGCGTCATGAAGACTCTTCAACCACAATACATGAGTGTTGTTCTTACTGTCAAAAGCTTGAGAAAACTTTCTTGTAATAGTTGGAGACTCCATTTGTAATATATATTATATTCTTTTTAATTAATAATGGATGAGTGTCCTATTTGTTTGACAAATTTGAATAACACTATAACAATAACAGGTTGTTGTCAAAAGTCATTTCACACAGACTGTTACTTGAAGTGTATGAAACAAAAGGCTGAATGCCCTTTGTGTCGTTCGAGTGATTACGTTATAAAAATGGAAAACGAACTCCCTCAAATTGTTATAATGAATGAACAACCACGTCATAAAATCACTCATATAGTATCTCTCATAACATTTTGTTTTGTCATTACGTACACACTATACAGCGTCAAATAGAGAAAGTAGACACACATTAACAAAAGGAAAATGGTATCTCTTGCTCACAGATGTCTTCTTACGCTCTTGAAGAGCCACCCTTGTGACATTGAAAATCCGGTGATA